AGCCAGCTGGCTGATGAGTGGTAAACCCTACTATCCTAACAACTGGGAAGCGTACAAAGACGCTCCCGATGAGGCTTTCGTCCCACACACCTTCGAAGAGTTGATGTCTTGGAAGGTTGCGGGTTGGGAGCTTCCTTCTTCTGTGTGCTGCATCATACGCGCTGAGACGAAAGGCAAAGTCAAAGAGTTCGTGTATCAGAAACAACACGCAGCAGAAGCTAAAGTCAAAAGTCTAATGGCTGACGGTGCAGAGTTCACTGTCTGTACTGACGAAGCCATCCATTTTGTTTCACCCGATAACACCGATGTCATTGATTTCGATTGAACAGTATCACGAACTGGCTCAAGATTACCCTGAACTAGCACAACTTATCCACATTCACGACGACACCAAGGACGCAGCGGAGGACTTTATTGGCTACACCAGCGGAGATTGACGAACAGATTAAGCTCGAACGTGATGCTATTTCGCAGGGGTTAACTAAGCTCCACAAAAATACACGCGAGCTAGAGGCTAAGTCCTACGCATCCGCTACAGTGTACGGTGCAGCATCTATTGACACACTGTTACCGCTTGTTGTCGCACAGATTGAGTCAACAACTGCACGGCTAACCAAAGGTCAAGCGGGTGCAGCATTTAAAGAAATACATAAGTATCTCGCAGATGTTGAACCCGTTGCTGCTGCTGCTATCGCTGTTAAGCTAACCTTTGATAAAGTCTTCTCATACAAGGAGAAGAGTCATCAGGTTACAAACGTGTGCGATGCTATTGGTCTCGCTATCGAGCAAGAGTGTCAGATGCGTCACTATGAGAAGAACGCGCCTGGCTTACTCAAGACACTCAAAGATAACTACTGGCACAAGTCCATAGGTACTCAGCAAAAGCTGGTAGTTATTCGTACACTAATGAACCGCTACAATGTCAAACAGTGGGATGCATGGGGTAGATCTAATCGCATCAAACTTGGAGGTTGGCTACTTGATTGCGTCATGCAGAGTAGCGGCTGGTTCGAAAAGCACATGCAACAGGAAGGACGCAAACGTGTCCAGTATGTTGTACCTACTCCAGAGTTCATTGAGATCAAGGACGCAGTGATGCGTGACGCTGAGCTATTCAGCCCGCTCGCATGGCCTATGCTCATTGAACCTAACGACTGGTCACATGAGCGTTGCGGAGGTTATCTTCTCAACGAGGTAATGCGCGGTCATGACATGGTTCGCCGTGGTAACCCCACATGTATACAGGGGGAGAAACCACTAGAGTTTCTTAACCGAATCCAGAAGGTCTCCTACTGTTTAAACCCGTTTATTGTAGGGGTAGCTGAGAAATTAGATGAGTTGGAAAGACCAGTTGGTAAGTTCCTTCCTATCGTTCACTACCCTCTTCCTCCTAAACCTGTAGACATTGCGGAGAACGAAGAAGCTAGAAAGTCTTATAGACGACAAGCTGCTGAAGTTCGAAACAAACAAGCTAATGAGTTTAGGAAGTCATGTCGTACTCGCATGACGATGGAGGCAGTACAAAGGTTTAAGGATAGAGAGAAGTTCTACATTCCGTGGAGTTTCGACTATCGGGGTCGTGCTTACCCAATTCCTGCCTTCTTAACTCCACAAGATACAGACTTCGGAAAAAGTTTGTTGAGGAGTTACGAACAATCTTACATGACTCCTGAGGCTGAAGACTGGTTAGCTTTCCAAGTAGCTACTACGTATGGTCTTGACAAAGCTCCTATGCAGGAGCGATTGCAATGGGTACAAGACAACATCACATTCATCAAACGAGTTGCTACAGATCCCATTGGTTATCTTTCTGAATGGGAAGCGGCTGATGAGCCTTGGCAGTTTCTCGCAGCTTGTGAGGAGTACTACCATTGTGTTGTCGCCTGTGACCGCAGTCACACCGGTTTGTTTGTAGCAACAGACGCTACATGTAGTGGTCTACAAATCCTTGCAGGTCTTGCACGTGATAAGTCTACTGCACAACTTGTAAATGTCCTGCCTGGTAACAAACCACAGGATGCATACAAGGTCGTTGCTGAACAAGCTAAGCCCTACAGTCCTAAGTCCATTCGTCCTCACATGGACAGAAAGACGGTCAAACGTGTAGTCATGACCGTGCCTTACAATGCTAAACCATTCTCCAACCGTGGGTACATCAAGGACGCACTGAAGGAAAAGGGTATTGAGATTGACAAGGACGATCTAACCAAGACTGTTAAAGCAGTCAGAGATGCTATGGATGTCGTTGTCCCTGGTCCTATGGCTGTTATGTCATGGATTGAGGATGAGGTAGCCAAAGCTATTGATCGTGGTGAGACAAAGCTAACGTGGGTCACACCATCTGGCTTTGTTGTCAACCAACGGCTGATGAAGAAGCAGACGGTGCAAGTTGAGCTACAGTTGATGGGTCGTTGTAAACTTACAGTTGCAACAGAAGACTCCAACAAGGTAGACAAGCAGCACCACAAGAACGCAACAGCGCCCAATCTAATCCACTCTCTTGACGCTAGCTTGCTTCACTTGTCTGCCCTTCGCTTCAGCGCACCGATTGCTCTTATCCACGACTCTGTATTGTGTCGTGCTACAGACATGTCTATGCTCAGCTCCATCGTGAGAGAGACGTACATGCACCTGTTTGCAGAGCATGATTACCTTCGAGACTTTGCGCAACAGATAGGCGCAGAGACTGAACCTCCGATCATTGGCGACCTGGAACCAGAGTCAGTGATTGAATCCACTTACTTCTTTTGTTAATGACCCGCACCATCCACAAAACCGAACAGCCTGTTGTCCTTGAAGGTTATCAAGCTGTACTGAAGCCAAGCAAGTTTGGCTATTCGTTGTCTGCCCTGGTCGATGCTGATCTGGTTGAGAAACTGGAAGAGGATCGCACTGAGTCCCTCAAGTGGGCAGAAACTAAACTCAAGAACCCCAAGCGTTCTACCCTCAAGCCTGAACCTTGGGAAGAAGTTGCTGAGGGTCAATACAAGATCAAGTTCTCCTGGAATGAAGAAAGCAAGCCTCCGGTTGTTGACACTGAGGGCACTCACATCACCGATGAGTCTATTCCTATGTACTCTGGCAGTCGTGTGAAACTTGCCTTCTACCAGAAGCCCTACATCCTGCGTGATGGTGTCACCTATGGCACGTCGCTCAAGCTTGTGGGCGTGCAACTTGTGGCACTGAATAACTCTGCTGCTGTTGACACTGGCGACATGGCTGCTGAGGATGTGGCTGCACTGTTCGGCACTACTGCTGGATTTAAAGCCTCTGAACCCAACGTCACCACCACTGACACGATCGACGACGACTTCTGATGTATAGATCAGGCTTGGAGGGTAAGGTCGCTGACCTACTCTCCGGCTTGAAAGTCCCTTACGAATACGAAACAACTAAACTCGCATACGTTCTCGAATGCAATTACATCCCCGACTTTCTTTTGCCGAATGGTGTCTATCTCGAAGTGAAAGGACGCCTGACGAGCGAGGATCGCCGCAAGATGAAAGCCGTGAAGAAGAGCAATCCCGACTTAGATATTCGCTTCGTCTTTCAAGCACCATTTAACAAGATCTACAAAGGATCTAAAACTACATATGCCAAGTGGGCAGAGAAATCTGGTTTTCCTTGGTGTTCATATCAATCAATTCCTATTGACTGGCTCAAATGAGCGAGAGCGAATTTGTTAGACATGAGCCATGCTTGAGCTGTGGATCATCGGATGCTAATTCACTTTACTCTGATGGTCACAGCTTCTGTTTCTCATGCAATACCTACACACCTGGAGAAGATGCTGTTGAACACATTCATCAAATGACCACCGCAGTTTCGATGCGCGGATCAGCCGAACGGCTGCACAAGCGTCGCATCTCAGAAAAAGTTTGCAAGCAATACCACATCCACAAGGACGGTCAGGTATTGCGCTTCTACTACTTCAGTGAGTCTGGAGTTCTAGAGGGATGCAAAAGTAAAACAAAAGACAAACTATTTACTTACGAAGGCAATGTCCCAGGTACCCTCTTTGGACAACACTTGTTTCCAGCCTCTGGAAAACGAGTGGTCATTACTGAAGGAGAACTCGATGCAGCTTCGTGTCAAGAAGCTATGCCGGGGTGGCCGATGGTATCTCTACCTAGCGGTGCCGCTTCGGCAAAAAAGTCGATTCAACGGGCTATCCCCTGGCTCCAGGGTTATGAGGAGATTGTCCTGTTCTTCGACAATGACGAGGCAGGCCGTAAGGCGGCGGAGGATGCAGCAAGCGTCCTTCCACCTGGCAAGACGAAGATTGCACGACTGGAAACACATAAGGACGCTTCAGATGCGCTTCAGGCACACGATGAGCAGCTGATCCGAGAGGCTATCTGGAACGCCACACCATACCGTCCCGATGGTATTGTCGATGGCAAGTCCCTGCTTGAACTAGTAACTACACCATCACCTCCTGCAGATCATGACTATCCGTTTCAAGGAATACAAAACAAGCTGCACGGGATCAGATACGGAGAGCTTGTTACGATTACTGCAGGATCTGGTATCGGAAAATCCTCGTTCTGTCGTGAACTTGCAACTGACCTTCTTAACAAAGGAGAACGGGTCGGCTACCTGGCTCTTGAAGAGTCCAATCGACGTACTGCACTTGGACTGATGTCCGCTGCTGTAGGCAAGTCCCTACACCTTGGCGAACACGATCGTAAGACACTGACTGATGCATACGAAAAGACTCTTGCTGATTGGAATCTCTATTTATTCGATGGGTTTGGTTCTTTTGATCCAGACTTGATCTACAACCGCATTGAGTATCTGGCAACAGGTCTTGATGCAAAGGTCATCTTCCTTGATCACTTGTCTATCCTGCTGTCTGGCTTGGATGGCGATGAGCGACGGATGATTGACACAACCATGACTCGCCTGCGATCTCTTGTTGAACGCACTGGTGTTGCCATGTTCCTCGTCTCCCACCTCAGACGTACATCAACTGATACACCACATGAGGAGGGTGCACGTGTTACATTGGGACAGCTCAGGGGAAGTGCAGCAATTGCACAGCTCTCTGACGGAGTTATTGCACTCGAAAGAGACCAACAGGCCGCAACTGGAGGAAGTGATACGACAGTGCGAATCCTTAAAAATCGCTATTCGGGCGAAGTTGGCGTCGCGTGCAATCTAAGTTACAATCTATCCACCTGTAAATTCAATGAAACTCAACCCCAAGCAGAGTTTGATCCAACCACTGACTTCTGAATACCTGCAAGACGTGTACAACGCTGGTCTGAATCGCCCCAAACCTCCCACTCCTGAAGCAGTTGCAAAGGCACAGTTCATCGACAAGACGTATCAATGGAAGGGATCGTCAGCGAATAAAGCTGCTAACGTACAACCTTCTAACTAACGGGCTTATATTTGTGACAAATTTATTTATTGTAGCTGGTGTAATTCGTCATTGGAATGACATCCCTAATCTTTGACATAGAAACAAACGGACTGTTGCATGATCTCTCCTGCATTCATTGTCTGGTCATCTATGATGTCGAAGCTGATCAAACCCTTTGTTACAATGACGAAGGTAATACCGAGCCTGTGGTTCGTGGTATCAGCCGACTCGAAGAAGCCGATCAAATCATCGGACACAACATCATAGGTTATGACATACCTGCTATCAAAAAACTCTACCCGTGGTTCAGTCCGAAGGGGGAGATTGTTGATACACTAGTCCTGTCTCGTCAGTATCATGCTGACTTGTACACACTTGACTCACGACGCAACTGGAAAGGAATGCCAATGCAGTTGTACGGTCGTCACAGTCTGGAAGCCTACGGCTACAGATTGAATGAAGCCAAAGGTGATTACGGCAAGGACACGGACTGGAAAACATGGTCACAAGAGATGCAGGACTATTGTGTCCAGGACGTTAAAGTGACTACAAAACTATGCAAACACTTCCACCCCTACCTGACTGGCTCACGCTAGAGCATCGGGTAGCACAAATTCTTACAGAACAGGAGCTGCATGGATGGTATTTTGACGAGCCTGCTGCATGGCAACTTACATCTGCTCTCCAACGAGAGTTGGAAGAAACTTGTGAGTTACTACGAAACAGGCATCCTTACGTCAGAGGGTCGGAGTTTACTCCTAAGCGACCTAACAAGACCCAAGGATATATAGCAGGTGCCACATTCACGCGCCTTAAAGAACTCAATCCTTCCTCACGTGATCATATTGCATGGATTCTCAAAACGTTTCACAACTGGCAGCCAACACAGTTAACTGCAACTGGCAAACCTATTATCGACGAACCGATTCTCAAGGACATAGGATCGGAAACGGCTTTGATGTTCCTGCGGATTTTGACGATAACGAAGATGCTTGGAATGATCTCGGAAGGAGACAACGCCTGGCTCAAGCTTGTTACGAATAACCGAATCCACCACCACTGTTCCGTTGCAACTAACACTTTTAGGTGCGCCCACCGTAAACCAAATCTCGCACAGGTACCAAGTGATGCAGAATTTAGAAAACTCTTTAAAGCGAGCCCGAATCAGGTCATGGTTGGCGCTGATCTTAGCGGTATCGAGCTTAGGATGCTCGCTCACTACCTTGCTCGCTATGACGAAGGTCGCTACGCAGATGTCCTCCTTCACGGAGACATTCACCAAGAAAATGCCGACAAAATTGGCATCTCCAGACGGGCTGTCAAAACAGTTACCTATGCCTTCCTCTATGGGGCAGGTGATTCCAAACTAGGAAAGAGTTTCGATGCTCAACTTACTGAATCCCAAGCAAAGAAGAAGGGCAAAGAGATCCGCCAGGCTTACATGGATGCGGTACCAGGACTTGAGAAACTGGTTACTGCGGTTAAGTCCAAGGCGGAATCTGGTTACATTAACCTGTGTGACGGTCGCCGCTGTTCTGTTGATGGAGCCCACAAGGCTCTCAACTACCTCCTCCAAGGATCTGCCGGAGTACTAGCGAAACGGTGGATGCTTATCAACCACGAAAACACCCGAGAGCTATGCTGTTCGCAGTTAGCCTTTGTACATGACGAAATCCAATTCGAGTGTGATCCCGGACACGTGGATGCACTACGAACATCCCTGGTACGTTCAGCTGAAGCTGCTGGACAGTACTACAACCTGCGAATCCCTATCGCAGCCGAAGCCCAAGTCGGAGACACCTGGGCAGACGTGCATTAAAAAATGTGCGTTATGTAAACGTTGGGATGACGCCTCAACTATGTACTATGATAAGCGTAATGCTTTTTATAAACATAGAGAGTGCAGTAGTATTTCATCTAAAAACTCTAGAAAATTAGGAAAATTTAAACCGTTAGATTGTCCGAAACGAAACTACAGCAGTGAAATTGGTAAATGTTATCATTGCAAAGGTTACGATTTAAAATCTAAGTTTAACCGTACTACACAACGAACCCACATTAATTGTCAAAATGCAAAAGCACGGAATCAGCATAAAATGACTCCGCACAAAACTAACACCTGCGCTTTTACTGGTTTACCGTTTGGACAAAAATCCGAAATGAAACCAGTGGGTGATCACGACCACGATACGCTTCTGTACCGTGGGCATATCTGGGCTTCAGCTAACCGTCTGGAAGGCGCTGCTAAGTTCATCATGGATGAAGCAGGATGGACAGTAGATGAGCTGTGTGATGCATTGAAATCTTACTTAGCCAAACCTGGAATTGATATTGGTTTAGAGCCATATCCACAACTAGGTTTCCCCACCTTTGAAGAGGCACAACAACACTATGGCCACCAAATCTAAAACTGCATTGGGTCGAACTGAGTTCCAATCCCAAGCTAAATACAAACACACCCGCCAAGGCAACGGCAAGCGCAGTAAGCCATCGCACGGGCGTAAGCTCCGGCGAGGTCAAGGTAAGTGAGTGCACTAATTGACTGCGACTACATCGTTTACAAAGCCTGCGCTGCCTGCGAAATGGACGTTGACTGGGGAGATGATGTTATCCTCGTCCAGTCCCGCTTCACCGAAGCCTACAGAATGGTCGAAAGAGAACTATCCAAGGTCGCAAATAATCTTGGATGCTTCGATGATTCTATTCTGTTTTTTACTGATAGTATCAATTTCCGTAAACGAATTGATCCGGCATATAAAGGACATCGAAACCGCAAGAAACCGTGCGGATATAGACGGGTCATCAACAAGCTCAAGGAAGAATACAACGTTGTTGTAATGCCTGAGTTAGAAGCTGATGATGCTATGGGCATTTATGCTACCAAGTATGAAGGTCACATCATCTGCTCGCCGGACAAAGACATGCGCCAAATACCTGGAGACTTGTATGATTTTACTGATGCCGTTGTCACCATCACCAAAGAAGAAGGTGAGCGTTGGCACTTCATTCAGACGTTGGCTGGTGACCAAACTGATGGATATAGCGGTGTTCCTGGATTCGGGGTCAAACGTGCGGAAGCCTTCTTCGAAGAGAACGGCTACACGTGGGACTCCATCCTTAAAGCATTTGAGTCAAAGGGACTTGACGAATCTGCTGCTCTTAGAAATGCGCAGCTTGCAAAGATCCTTCAATGTACCGATTATGACTTCGATACCCAGTCCGTCAAACTTTGGTCCCCCACCTCCGATAACTGACGTTACCTTAGAGCAAGAGTTCAAACTCCGCCAAATCGAAGATGCTCTTAACAAGGATGACACTCGTAAGGAGGACATCATTACTGTCTTCATGGCTCTCCAGAAGCAGAATTTTGTCCTCTCCAACTCACTCACTAACCTCTTAAAAAATTGGCCAAAACCAACTCAACTGGACCCAACTACTATCGACGAGGTACTATCCAAGTTTGGGATTTCATCCGAGACCAAGGACTGAGTTTCCACCTGGGTAACGCCATTAAATATATCTGCCGCGCCGGTCATAAAGACTCTCGCGTGGAAGATCTTCGTAAAGCTATCCACTACCTACAGAACGAACTAGAAAATGAAATCCTTAATGAGTCAAGCACAGGAGTTTCGCCTTGGCTACCAAGTGAAGAACGATACTGGGCCAGCTTCACGGGCGATGCAGAAGCGTTTGATCGTTGAGGAGTTCAAAGAGTTCCTAGAGGCTGAGCAGCAGCTGCTGTACGGCTATACACGTAACGCTGAAGACTGTTTAAAAGAGCTTGCAGACCTTGTTTATGTCTGCTATCAATACGCTGCTAATCTAGATTGGAATCTGGATGAAGCAATGGACCGTGTGCACCAAAGCAACATGAGTAAGCTAGGTGAAGACGGTAAACCAATCCGCCGTGAAGACGGCAAGGTTCTCAAAGGACCAAACTATCAACCTCCTACCCTCACTGATCTCGTTTAATAATGTCCGCCACTACCAAAGAACTTGTCGCTCGTACTGGGCGCGTACAGTCATGGATTGACGACCCCACCTCCCGCCTCCCCGTTTCCTGCACTGTATTTGTAGTGGAGGACTCTATGGAAGGACCCAATGGAATCGAAGCCAGCTGGAGATTTGTCTCTCACGCCCTGCGATTTGGAGCGGGAGTTGCAGTCCATCTATCAAAGCTCCGACCCCAAGGAGCTGAAAATGGAAAAGGTCTTGTTGCTTCTGGACCTGTATCATTCGCACGAATCTACTCAACCCTAAATGAAACACTCCGTAGAGGTGGTGTTTACAAGAATGGCGCTGTTGTGTGCCACCTTGACCTTAATCACCCTGACGTTCTGGAGTTTATCCAAGCTCCAAGAGCCGAACTCCCCTGGGTCAAGCGATGCGTCAACATCAATGACTATTGGTGGGAAGAGGCTACTGCTAATGTAAAAGCTGCCCTGCTTCAGGGTATCCGCCAGGGTGACATCTGGCTTAACAAAACTAAAGTTGATGCTTATGGAAACCGAATCCGTGGTAACGTCTGCCTTGAGGTTTACTTGCCGTCACGAGGAACTTGCAT